CGTCAGTCAAATGGTTGAAAGATTTGGGTTAACGAGGTTAACGGCGTTAACGATTGGCGGTTAATAGCGGAAACGGATGGAAACGTGACAGACGCCAATCTGGTCATGTGGTCGCTCGGGCAAATCGCAGATCGCGATGGTGTTTCGAAGCCAGCCATTTCCAAGCAAATCAAGAAACTGATCGAGGCGAAGCCGGAGACGCCGGCCGAGCTGGACGGACTGGGCAGGGTGCTCAGGATCTCGCTTGCCCACTATGACGAATACCGGCAACGGTTCGTCAATCCGGCAAAGGCGACGGCGCCGATCCGGTCGATCGAGACTGCATCGTCATCTGCCCCGGCGATCCCGCCTGGAGATACGTTCGATGAGGCGCGGCGGCAGTCGGAATGGCTGAAGGTCGGCCGCGAGAGGATCCGGCATCAGGAAGAGATCGGGCAGCTTATCCGGAAGGATCGGCTGTCGGACGCGGTGAAGGTCGCCGGCACCGAAATCAAGACGGTGGTCAACCGGCTTCAGAACAAGGCTGACGACCTGGCGCTAGCAGTCTCGCGTGAAGGTGTGCATGGTGTGCGGGTGCTTCTGCGCAAGATCGCCTTCGACCTCGGCAACGAAATTGCCGACAAGCTCGGCGTGATTGCCGAAGCGGCGCCTGAGTTCGATCCGTTGATCGAGGATATCGAGGGATGAATGCACATCCCGGTGCGTTGCGCGCCGTCGCCGGTGGGCTCAGCCTTTCGTGCCGACCGGTACCACCGATGCCGTTTGCCGCGTGGCTGGCGAAGAATATCGTGCTGGTCGACGGGCCGCGCAAAGGCGAGTTCTGGTCGGCGGAGGATGCGCCCTACCTTGTCGAGATCGCCGACTGCCTCGACCTTGAGCATCCCTCGAACCTGGTGACGGTCAGGAAGTCGCAGCAGACCGGCGTGTCCATCCTGGCACTCGCTTGGATGCTCTATATCGCCGAGACTGCACCGGACAATGCGCTCTACGGCGTGCCCGGCATCGACGCGCTGCAGGACATGAACAGCGGCAAGATGCAGCCGCTGATCGACGACTGGCAGCGGCATACGGGCAAGAGCATCATCTATCCCGTAAAGGACCGTTCCGGCGCCGGCTCGACGACCTACGAGAAGAAATTCCCGGGCGGCGCTATCTACCTGGCTAATGCCAACACGGTGATGGACCTCTCGGCCAAGACCTGCCGCTACGGCGTCAAGGACGAGGTCTCGAAGTGGCAGCAATTGCCCAACGGCGCCGATCCGGAGAACCTGTTCTTCGGACGTTTCACTGCCTTCAGGCGGCAGAAGACATACAAGATTTTCGAGCTATCGACGCCGGAACTCGACAGCGGTGATGCGTTGGGCGAGGGGCCGGGGCATTGCCGGATCGACCGTTCGTTTCGCCGATCCGACCAGCGGTTCTGGCATGTCCGGTGTGCCGAGTGCCAGCATGAGCAGGTTCTCGTCTTCGAGAATATGATCATCGATCGCGCGCATCCGCATAAATCGGTCATGCGCTGCGTGAAGTGCAGCCATCACATTTCGGAGATGGAACGCGTCCCGGCCGTCAGGCTTGGCCGTTACATCCCATCGCTGGAAGCACCTGATCGCCATCCCGGCTTTCATGTCGACGCCTTCATGTCGTTGATGATGTCGCTCGAAGCCATTGCCGAGGACTTCATAACCTTCGATGCGAAGGGTGAGGCGGGTGCCAAGGACTTTCATAATCTTGTCCGGGCGCTGACCTATGCGATGAAAGGCAATGCGCCGGATCATCAGCGTCTGATGGAGCGCCGGGAAGCCTATCCCGCTCTGTCGATACCATCTGGTGGCTTGATCTTCGTCGCCGGTGCTGACGTCCAGTCCTACGGCATCTATGTCGAGGGCGTGGCTTATGCCGAGGACAGGCAAAGCTGGTGCGTCTTCGCTGAGTTCTTCGAAGGCGCGACCGACAATCCGCAAAGCGGCGCATGGGCGCTTCTGTCGGAATTCTATTCGCAAGAGTTCCCGGATGCGCATGGCGTATTGCGGCGGCTCGATGCCATCGCTGTCGATTCCGGCTATCGCACCAACCAGGTTCTGGAATGGTGCCGGCGTCATCCGGACGCATATGCTATCAAGGGCATGCCGGGACGTGGCGTCGCAGCGATCAGCCCGCCGGTCAGGAAGTCCGTGACCAAGCGCGGCAAGCGCAAGCGCTTCGGTTCCGCCCTGGCTTGGCCGGTCGGCACATGGTCGCTGAAAGCCGAGTTCTACGGCAACCTGCACAAAACCGGTCTTGCTGCCGGTGAGGTCGGGGGCGACCCGCCGGGCTATTGCCATTTCCATGGCGAGCTGGGTGAGGAGTATTTCCAGCAGATCACGTCGGAGTATTTCGACCAGAAGCTGGTCAAGGGCAAGCTGCACGAAGAGTGGAAGAAGCGCCGGGAACATAATCACTTTCTCGATTGCCGGATCTACGCGATGGCGATCGCCGAGCATCTCGGCCTGTCGCGCAAGAGCAAATCCGACTGGGCATTGTTGAGGGCCAAGCTGGAGCCGCAAGTCGAGATTGATTTGCTGACGCCTGAGGTCATGCAGGCCGTGAGGGTGACAGAACCTGTCACCCCGAAAACCGGGCAGCCAACTGAGAACAGATGGAAGAATCGCAGATGAGCAAGCCGCGCGTGAGGGTGAAGGCGGGCAGTGTTGCCGTGCCTGACGCTCTGCGTCCGCAGAGCTCGTATATGCGCGATACCCGGTCGGGCGTCATTGCCGCGCGGCCAGTCGGGCTCAATGCGCACCGCGACGAGGTCATGCGGGTATGGACGCGGGCCGCTGGGCTGGCGATGGACCTGTTGCAGAATTCGGGACGGTTGCGGGGCGTGGCCGATCAGCTGATCGCCGATACCTGCGGCGTCGAGCTTTCGCTGAATTACAAGCCGAAGCTCGAGCGCTACGGTTTCGATGCCAAGGAAGCTACGGACTGGATCCGGATGGTCAAGGATGACTACCGGGTCTATTGCTGGGACGCCCGCGAGTGCCACACCAAGGGCCAATGGAACATCCCGCAGCAGGCCGATATCGCGCTGCGCAACTGGCTTGCATTCGGCGAAAGCTGCGGCCTTGTCGAATATATGCGGTCGTCGACGCGGGCACGCTATGGCGTGGTGACCGGCACGAAGTACAGCGTGTTCTCCCCGACCAGGCTCGTGCAGGACACAGACGAGATGGCGAGGATGTACCAAGGCGTCATTCGTGACGATTATGGCCGGGTGCGCGCCTATCGCTGCGAGTTCAAGGAACTGAGCTGGTCGAGCGAAAAGCGCGACCTGCCAGCGCGGGATCGTGACGGGCGGCAGCTTTTCGTGCATGTCTTCGATCCGTTCTCGGCCGAGGACGAGCGGGGCATCTCGCCCTTGGCGGCAACGTTCCGCAAATACCTGATGGGCGAAAACAACGACGATGCAACGGCCCAGATGCGATTCCTGCAGACGATCTATGCCGTCACGCTCACGTCCGACAAGCCGAGCGCCGACGCTTTCGAAGCGCTTGAGGTTCTCAAGGAAGCCGGCGGTGAAGTCGGCGGCGATATCGCGCGGGACTTCGTGAATTACTTTTCCGCCCAACTCGACAGGGCGGCCGAAAGCGAAATCCGGGTCGGAGTCGATCCGCAGATATCGCACCTGGCGCCGGGCGAAAAGCTGTCATTCGAATCGGCCAAGGTGCCGGGGTCGGACTATGCGGAATTCCGTGCCGCAATCGACCGCGAGACGGCCAGGGCACTCGGCGTGACCTATGGCGGGTACACGCTCGATTATTCGCAGGCAACCTATGCATCGACCAACATGGAAAATGCTTCGCTCTATCCGGTTGCGGTTCGCCGCACCGACAGGATCGTAGCGCCGAACTATCTGGTGCCATTCCAGTCCTGGCTCGATGAGGCGATTGGCGAAGGCCGGACCCCGTTCAAAGGTGGGTATGAAGCGTTCAAGGCCAATCGCGAGGCGCTCTGCTGGGCGACTTGCATCGGCCCGTCGAAGCCCACGGCCGACGACGAGAAGCGGGATCGGGCGGTGACCGAACGGCTGCTGAACGGCACATCGACCTTCGAGGACGAGTGCGCGGCGCTCGGCCGCGATCCCGAAGAGGTCTTCCAGTCGCGCGTCATGTGGCACAAGCGCTACAAGGATGCGGACATGCCATCGCCCTTCGAACGCAAGGCAGGCAGCGCTCCAGCGAGCGAAGGCAAGAACAACAAGGAAGCCGCCTGATGGCCACCATCGTCATTCAGGGTGTCACCTATGACGTGACGACGCAGCCCTGCGAGATCGCGGCCGCGTTGAAGGTCATCCGGACCATGCGAGCCATGGGCCAGCAGATACTCGAAACCGAGTTCCGGTCGCCTGTCAGCCAGAAGCGGATCAAGTTGAAAGACGTGGCGCTCTCGGAACTGAACGACGAAATCGCCTATTACGACGCCGCCTGCAGCACCAAGAGCGGGAGCGGCCGAAACCGCTACGCTAAGCGCATGCGCTACTGCTGAGGATATCATGAGCTTTGCTTTCGCCCATATCGCGCAGCGCGTCTACAATACGCCGCTGCTTTATGACGATCGCAAGGCGGAAGCCTTCCTGCTCGGCCTCGGTGGCCGAATTACAGGCAATACGATCGTGATCGCCAATGGCGGCAACCCGGTCGATCACAAGGCGTTCGCCAATGGCCGTCCTATCGCCGGCATGCTCGGCGACCGGATGACCAAGTATTTCGAGCGCGACGACAGGATGCCATTCTTCATGGATGGGGCGGTGGCCATCATTCCGATCGAAGGCAGCCTGATCCAGAAGGGCACATTCATCGGGCAATCCTCCGGCGAGACGTCCTATGAAGGGCTCAGAACCCAGATCATGATCGCGATGCGCTCGCCGAAGGTCCGGGGCGTCGTGTTCGAAATCGACAGTTTCGGCGGCGAGGTGAACGGCGCCTATGAGACAGCCGAGCTCGTCATGGCGCTGGCCAAAGCCAAGCCGACGATCGCAATCCTGACAGACTACGCCTTTTCCGCCGCCTATCTCCTGGCGTCGCAGTGCCGCCAGATCTTCGCGCCTGAATTCGGCGGAGCCGGCTCGATCGGGACCATCATCCTACATGCCGACTATTCCGAGCAGCTCGCGATGGATGGGATCAGGGTCACCATCATCAGGGCCGGCGAAAAGAAAGCGCGCGGCAATGCGATGGAGCCGCTGCCCGACGATGTGCATGGCAAATGGCAGGCTCAAGCCGAGGTGGCGCGCGTCAAGTTCGCGGAGTTCGTCGGCAAGGGCAGGGGATCCCGGTTCACCAAGGCCAAAGCCATGAAGACCGAGGCGGAGGCATACAGTTCGCAAGAGGCGCTCGCCCTGGGGCTGATCGATGCGATCGGCAATCCCGTGCTCGTCTACGAGACGTTCGCTAAAGAAATCAACAGGGCTTGATCATGAGCAACATCATTGCAGCAGTCCTGGCAGCGGTGCGGCCGGGAGCGAGTGCCGTGCCCGTCGTCGAGGACGACGAGCAAGTGGTTCTCGAACAAGACAACCCTCAACCCAAGGCAGAGGACGAGACTATGGAAAACGCACTCAACGCGGCGGGCATCCCGCTCGCCGACCATGAAGCCGCGGTCGCAAAGGCTCGCAGCGAAGGCGAGACCATCGGCGCCAAGGCTGCAACCGATCGCATCAAGGCGATCATGACCTCGGAAGAGGCCAAAGGCCGCGAGACGCTGGCGACGCACTTCGCCTACGATACCAGCATGAAGGCCGACGATGCCATCGCAGCGCTCAAGGCGTCGCCAAAGGCGGAAGCCGGAGACGAGAAAAAGCCGGCGACCTACGAGGAAGAGCGGCTCTCCGCTGCGGCCGGGTTGACCACATCCGGCGGCAAGGCCACGGCGGACAATGTCAAGGCGGGTTGGGCAAAGGCCTTCAAGACCGCCTGACGATCTAAATTCAACCAATCCACACGAACCTCCTGAAGGAGCAGTCACATGACGAAATTCACTGAGGGCCGGCACCCCGGCGAGTTCCTCCTTTCGGAGGCAAATTTCCACCGCAGCCGCGCCGCGGTCACGATCGGCAATTCGCAGGATTTCCAGCCTGGTACGATGCTGGCCAAGAAGGCCGTCGTTGCCAATGTCGTGGCGACGCCGCTTGCGGCCGTCGGCAATACCGGCAATGCGACGATCGCGATGACCGCCCCGGAAACCACGACCAAGGTGCGGGACGGACGCTACAAGGGTATTGCCGTGACCGCGACGACGGTGCGCTGGGAGGACCCAAGCGGCAAGGAGATCGGGACATCCACCCACGGCGCGGCGTTCGCCGAGGGCGGGATCAAGTTCACCATCACGGCCGGCGGCACGCCCAACGTTGCGGGCGACGAATTCTATGTCGATGTCGCGGCCGATGCCGGCGATTTCCAGTGGTTCGCCTTCAATCATGCCGGTACCGACGGCACGGAAGAGCCGGCCGGCATCGCATTCTACGGCGCCAAGACCGCAGCCGACGAGACGACCGAGATCGCGGCGATCGTTCGCTCCGCCGAAGTCAAGGGGCCCTGCCTCGTCTGGCCAGCGGGGATCAGCGCAGCGCAGAAGGTCGACGCCGAACAGGCGCTCGCCGCACTCGGCATCATCGTCCGGTACTGACCGGGCCATTCTCTCAGTTTAACGAACGTTGAAGGATACCTTCCATGGCCACTCTTGATATATTCAACAATGACGCCTTCAGCGTCACGAGCCTGACCGATGCTATTCGGGACGTGAGGCCTCGTCCCTCGCGCCTCGGCGACATGGGGCTATTCACCACGACATCGGTGACAACCCTGACTGTGGCCATGGAGCGGATCGGCGACGTGATCCAGCTGGTCGCACCGACGCCGCGCGGTGCACCGGGCGAGGTGAGAGACGATCCGAAGCGCACGCTCGAAGACATTCGTATACCCCACTTCCAGCGCGACTGGTCTGTGATGGCGGACGAGGTGCAAGGCGTCCGCGCTTTCGGCAGTGAAACTGAGCTGGAAACAGTGCAGGGCGTCGTTGCAGGCAAGATCGATACCAATATGGCCGATCTTGACCTGACCGACGAGTATTCCCGCCTTGGTGCCGTGCAGGGCATCGTGACCTACAAGGGTGGAAGCACACTCAATCTCTTCACTAAATTCGGCGTGGCTCAGCCCGCGGAGATCGACTTCGATCTCGACAACGCCACCCCTGTGGCAGGCGCCCTTCGGAAAGCCTGCACTCAAGTCATCCGCGCTACGCGCGCTGCTCTTGGTGGCGTTCCCTTCAGCTATGTTCACGCGCTGGTGGGCGACAATTTCTTCGACGATCTTCTCCAGCACCAAGAGGTGCGCGCCACTTACGAGGGCTGGAATGAGGCGAAGATTCTTCGCGAAAGCTATGTCGGCAAGAACCGTTCGGAAAACCCGATCTTCGAATTCGGAGGCATCATCTGGGAAAATTACGGCGCGATTGATGCCGCCGGCGATGGTGCATTGATCGGTGTGCCGACCGACAAGGCGAAGTTCTTCCCTGTAGGTGCACCCGGGATGTTTCGAACCTATCTCGCTCCGGCAGACTATATCGAAACCGTCAACACCCTCGGCAAGATGACCTATGCCAAGCAGTGGCGAATGCCCAATGACAAGGGCATCAACGGGGAAACCCAACGCAACATCCTGCAGATCCCAACTCGCCCGGGGGCATTGCTGCGCGGCAAGCGCACCTGATCTGGTCTGACCTATGAACTGGGAAACAGCGGCTTCGCAGATGGACGCGATTGTATCGGCTGTGTTCGATACGACGTCATGCCGGGCGAAGCCGATGACTTCCGGACTGAACGTGAACCAGAAGGCGGCGCACGACACCACCCGCGCCCAATTCGACTTTACCTGCACGCTCGACCTCGGCCCGTCGCAGGATGCCATTCCCCGGCATCTGCCTTCCGATACCGGCGTTCGCGGCACGATGGTGTCCTATGACGCCGTGATCACTGCCGATGTCAGCGCCTGGCCCTGGCTGCCTGTCAAAGGCGACCGGTTTGTGGTGCTTGCGACCGGTACCGTCATCGCCGTCGGCAGCGAGTTCGAAATCACCGCCGGCGAGGAAGACGGGACGTCTCGTCGTGCATTCTATCTCAACCGAAAGAAATAGCCGATGCTCGCAGCCGCAGCGCTCCGCCTCGCCGCGATCGAGACGCTCTGCCCTCATGCGATTGTGTCGGCCGATACCGGTCTGCCGGACTATATCGGCTATCCGACGCTGGCGCGGAACAAGGTGTTCGACAGCCGGGCGGCGGGATTGCAGGACCTCGACCGAAACCGGAGCTTCACGCCGGTCCTGGCGCTCTATTCGCCGGAGAACGGGCGGCAGCTGCGCGGGCCGATGACAGATGCATCGGATGTTGAATGCGACGCGGTTCTCGACATCGTCGCGGAGCTCGCGGTGCACGATGTCGATATCGGAGCCGACGGACAGCCTGAGGAATTCGCCGCGGCGATGGCGGGCGACGATCCCGAGGCCAGATTGGTGCTCGAGGCGCTGGTGAGCCAATGCACATATGTGCTGGAGCATAGCCATAGCGCCGGCGCGGCTCTCTTTCGCCGGATCTGCAAGCGAATCGTCAAGGCCGACAGCGTGACATTCGGCGTGCCTCAGCTCGGGCTCCGGTTCCACCGGGTGACGACCAGGCTGCACTGCGAGGTCCGGAGCGAGGATTTCGACGTGCCGGCTGGCGAACTGCCGGAGCCGGTCCGGACCGTGTTCAACAGATTGCCTGCAGGCTCCTATGCCAAGGCCAAGCTTGCGGCGCTCGCCGCGCATTTCAATCCGGACATCCTGCCCGA